TAGGACATACAAACCTTTTGCGAAAATAGAAATAAAATAATTTATTAAGGAGAAAAATTATGAATTTAGGATTATTAGGAGCCAGTTTAGTGCTTGGTTTAACGGCTACAGGCGCCGGTCTTGGTATTGGAGCCTGCGCTCAGGGAGCGATTGGAGCATGGAAAAAATGTTTTATTACCAATAAACCAGCTCCTATGACACTCTTGGTATTCGCCGGCTTTCCTTTAACGCAGATTTTTTACGCGTTCATCTTAATGGGACAAATTAAACCGTTAGCGGCCGCTAATCCGGACGCGGGTCTGTTCTATTTTGGTTTTGCCGTTATCGCGGGAATTGCGATTGGTGTAACCGCCATTATTCAGGGAAAAGCGGGAGCTACAGCCTGCGATGCCCTCTGTGAAACAGGCAAGGGCTTCGCGCAGTACATCTCCGTTATCAGTATTTCAGAGCCTGTCGCCCTTTTCACCATGGTCTTCACGATGATAAGCTTGCAGCTGTAGTAGTTAAGAAGAATTATTAACCACAAAGGCGCAAAAGGCGCATAAGGTAAGAGAAGAACAAACTGTTAAATTCTTCTGTTCCTTTGTGCGCCTTCTGTGCCTTTGTGGTATAATTTTTTCTTCATACTTGTTATTGTTTGATAGTTGTGTTAACATTTCGAAAGAATGCAGCAAAGTATCGTTATAAAACATTAAGATTACTGGTCGAGTAGCTCAGTGGATAGAGCAAAAAACCGCTATTTTATAGGTTTTATACAAAAAAACTAATAAAATAACGGTTTTTGTTTTAGGTGTTGATATTTTGGTGATACTTTTGGAGGCATATTGAGAAAACCAACCCTATACAAACACCGCGGGAAATGGCATGCGCGGTTTTGGAGCGCGGAAAAAAACAAATATATATCTCGTGCGTTGGGGGTGATAGTTGAAGGGAAAAAAGAGCGCCGTGCCGAAGCTTATGAAATTGCTCTTAAAATCGAAGCGGGATTACAGGAAACCAATAAAACAGATACTAAAAATAACCTTATAAATAATACCCCGTTACTTGATTACGTAGAACTCTTTTGGAAGTCTGACAGCGAGTATGTCCGCGAAAAAGAACTTGTTGAGAAAAACCCAATGTCGAGCCATTATCTCTTAACAAATAGGCGATTGGTAGAAACAAAAATTAAACCGTATAGTGGATTTAAAAACATTACGCTAGGAGAATTATCTAAGCCTGTTATACGTCAATGGATATTATGGCTTGCCGAGCAGGGGTGTACGGGGCGTACAATAAATGGCGCGATGCTTGCCTTGAGCGTACCAATTAAGCGTGCATTTTTTGATGATATGATACCCGGGAATCCGTTTAATGGAATAAAGAGGGCGGCTCATAAAGAAAAACAGCGCGGTGTACTAACCCCGATGGAAATAAAAAAAATCGTAGAAATGCCAATAAAAGATACCAGGATGAGGCTTGCCATATATCTGCCGTTATATTGTTCCATGCGCATGGGGGAAGTGCGTGGTTTACAGTGGGGTGATATATCTGACGGCGTAATACACATATGTCATAATTGGCAGGAGGTAGAGGGATTAAAGCCTTGTAAATGCGGATCAGAAGGTTATGTGCCAATGCCGTGCGTAGTATCGACGCTTATTAACGATTTATACAAAAGCGCATCAATAAAAGGGTTGCCTACCGGGCCTAGCGATTTTGTAATGGCGCTAAAACCGTATCACCCTATATCTCGCGAGTTTTTATGGGATGCGTTAAGCGCGGAACTGAAAAATATCGGTATAGACGAAAGTCAACGAAAGGAACGAAATATTGTATATCACTCGCTAAGGCACAGCTTCGTAACGGCTTGCAGATTAGCGGGATTGTCAGATTTTGAAACTATGACATTATCTCGTCACAAAGATGTTAAAATGCTACAGAGGTATAGTCATGGACGGGAAGCTATAGATGTGCGCGGACTAGGGGAAAAGCTTGAAAAATCCTTATATCCTTATGTTGGCGCATGATGTTTGTGTTATAATATAGATTATTACAACGTCATTGGCGTGACGTTTGTTTGTTATTAATGGTTATCTCAATGTATTTTTGCAAGGGGGTAACTGTCTGTTGAGGAAAAATGCGTATAACAACTCAGCTACAATATTATTAAACGATACGGAAAAAGAGCGTTACAACGAGCTGGCTGGAAAATATCAACATGACTGTGGTATGACACGAGACGAGGCGGAGTATAAAGCCTACGGCGATATAAAAGAAGCGCGCGTTGGTAAAAAAGCGCGATTTGTAAAAATAGGTGGAGCGCCAATAACCCCGATACGTTGGATAGTAAAAGGATTTTTAGAAGTCGGTGCGCTCGGTATGATATTTGGTGATTCTGGCACTTATAAATCTTTTTTATCGGTTGCGCTATCATCATGTGTCGCAACAGGTAGGCCTTTTTTTAATATGCCTATAAAGCGTAAAGGCGCCGTGTATTACATAGCAGCTGAAGGGCAAACGGGGATTATCCGCCGCTTCCGTGCGTGGAGCCAAGAGAACCAGCCAATACAAGATGCACCGCTGTACAGATATGAGGGTATAGTAAGTCTCATTGGGGCGGCAGATGTGTTAATAGCAGCACTTGACGAGGCTGTACAATCTGAGACTGAGCCTCCAGTATTAGTTATAATAGACACGTGGAGTCGCTCGCTTGCAAACGACGATTCGGACACGTCTGCCGCCGCCGAAGGGTTGTACAAACTTGATACGATACGCGATAAATTCCCCGATATCGCGGTCATGATAGTACATCATACGGGGCACGCAAACAAAGACAGGGCGCGTGGCGCCTCGCTGTTACACGCAGCAGTTGACAGCGAGTATAAATTAGCACTAGACAAAGACCGTAAGATTGTGATGACAAACACAAAAAATAAAGAATCCCAGCCGCTGCCGCCTTTGGCATTTAAGCCGCGTGTCGTCAACCTACTTGACGGTCACGGAAAAAATATACTTAATGGAGACGGCGAGGTTGAGACTTCGGCGGTGCTGGAGATGGTAGGATATACGGAGCCGATTAAGGGACTAGGGGCAAACCAGACGTGGGTTGTTGACACGCTTAAGAGGCAGGACGATAATAGGTTACACTACAGCGACTTGCTTACGGCTTATAAAACCGATCTAGGCCATCGCAAAACCCAGTTTGATCAAACGCTTGACGGTCTTATTTCAAATAATATAATAATAAAAGATAACGGATATATATTATTAACATGACGCTAAAATACAAAAAACAGTGGGCTGCGTTTAATAGTTTACCCTGCCGGAGGTGGCTAATACGATGCTGATATACAGCCTAAGCCCGGTATATATACAGATATTGCGTAGTTAGCTATCAAAAATGATTTTGAAATTACTATCTGATATTAAAAATCATTATCCAATAAAGATTTTTAATATAAATCTATTAATTTAATGATACGAGCGCATAACGCATACGCATATACAGCTATAGCTGTATATGCGTTTATGCGTTTTTATTTGCGCCACATTGCATAAATGCAAAATATGCCCATATATGCGTTATGCGCTCGTATCGTTAAAAAAAGAGATTTATAGCAAAATATTGATATTTAAACAAACAAATATGTAAATATAAAAACTATAACTATTATAGAATTACTTTTGTAGGAAAATTTGCGAAATAATAAAAAAAATAATAAAAACACTTGACAAATAATCTGATATGCGTTATTAAATTAATAACCACCAGAAAGAGAGTAAATATTGCCCCGTAAGGTCTTTAAACCCTGCCTCTATCATGGTTGTATAAATACCGTCCAATACGGTTATTGTCAAACTCATGCACATTTTTATAATCCCCCCCAGAGAGCAATCGAAGTTAATAGGCCATCCGCTGCGGCACGTGGTTATAATAAAGAGTGGCAAGCGATACGGGTTGAAGTATTACGCAAACATGGAGTACCAAAAGAACTTTGGCATTTGTATGATATACACCACGACCCGCCTTATAATCCAAAAAAAGAACCAAACCACAGAAAATATAATCTTATACCCATGATACATAATCATCACTCGCGCGAAACAGCGAGGTCAAGGGGTAAGGGGGACAAATCCCTACAACCTCAGGTTGAGACCGGTAAGGCAAAGGCAAATAATCACACAACCAAAATTGCGCAGGGGGTTATTTGTGGCAGTAGGTAGACCCCCAAAACCGACAGCGCAAAAAAAAGCGCAGGGTACATTGCAAAAACATCGCGAAAATAAAAATGAACCTGAATTTAATAGCTTATGTATAACAACTCAACCGCCCGAATATTTTAATACTTATTCCGCTAATATATGGACTTATTTATTAAAAGAATATGAAAAACAGAAAATAATAGAGACGGTCGATATATATGCATTTGAAATTCTTTGTTTTAATTTTGGCTTATGGAAAGATTGCGCTAAGAAACTAAGTGAAAACCCTGTACTGCTAGAGAACGAATCACACGGCGGACTGTCATCTACTGCACAAATGATGAATAAGGCTTTTAGTATGTGTGAAAAAATGATGTCACGTTTCGGTTTAACACCTTCTGACCGAAGTCGTGTAGGGTTAATTAATAAAAAAGATGAAGATGATGAATCAAATAAAATGAGGGAACTTTGTGTATAAATATATATTTATTTTATTACTATGTTTTATCACAGGCGGTACGGTAATGGCTGATTATACAGCAGAAAAATATATAACCGATGTTATGTCTGGAAATATAATCGCATGCAAATGGGTAAAGCTTGCAGTTACTAGACATGTAAATGATTTAAAGCAAGTTGGTAAAAATGACTACCCGTATCATTTTGATACAAACTCCGCAAAACGTGCTATTGATTTTATACAAATGCTCGAACATACCAAAGGCGACTTTGCAAATAGAGCGTTACACGATGATATCAGGATTAAACTTGAAGCATGGCAACAATTTATAATCTGGGTTGTAGAAGGATGGAGAAACAAGGATGGTTATAGGCGATTTACGCGCGCTTATATAGAGGTTGCTAGGAAAAATGGTAAAACTACTTTAGCGGCAGCTCTCGCTAATTATCATTTTTTTGCTGATAATCCACGCGAAGTTGGGCCGGAGATATATTTTGCTGCAACGAAACAACAGCAGGCTGCGCTTGCATGGGATGAAGCAGAGCGCCAAATACAAAGAAACAAAGTATTGAAAACCTTATCGCGGATATACAGGAGTAAAAAATATATTGTTATACCAAATACTGCCGCTGTAATGAGACCGTTAGGACGTGATAGTAAAACTGAAGATGGCCTTAACCCATCATTTGCAATCGTAGACGAGTATCATGCACACCCTGATGCAGGGTTGATTGACGTAATAGAGAGCGGTACAGGTGCTCGTAAGCAGCCGTTAGTTGTAATCATTACGACTGCGGGGACTAATTATATAGGTCCGTGCATGGAAGAGCATGAACATTTAAAGAAAATGCTGGAAGGTGCTATCCCACCTATAAATAATTTTTTTGGAATTATATACACGCTTGATGATGGAGATGACTGGAAAGATCAAAATACATGGATTAAGGCAAATCCGAACCTTAACGTATCGGTCGAAAAAGAGCGGTTAGCCGAACAGATAACCCTCGCAACCTCATCTAATATTAAAATTACAAACGTAAAAACAAAGCGGTTAAATATCTGGTGTAAATCAATTTTAAACTGGATAGGTTTTGATGCATGGAAAAAATGCAATATTGAATATACAGAGGATGATTTGTTAGGCCGCGAATGTTACGGCGGTATGGATCTATCAAGTACACAGGATATAACTGCGGTTTGTTTATCGTTTCCACCTGTTTGCGAGGGTGAGCCTTACAAGCATATTTACAGATTTTACATACCAGAGGATTTGGTACAGGAAAAAGAGGAGTTAGATAAAGTACCTTATAGACAATGGATTGAGCAGGGATTGATAATCGCAACGACAGGTAACGTAATCCACCATGATTTTATCGAAGATGATATTAGACAATTAGCATCACTGTATAATATAATAGAATTTTGTTTTGACCCATATAACGCGCAACAGGTGGTTAACCACCTAACGGATGACGGGCTGATAATGATACCTATACAGCAGAGTTGGCGCATGATGCCGCCATTATGTAAGGAGTTTGAAAGGCTTGTATTAAGCGGTGAATTAGCACATAACAATAATCCGATTATGTACTGGATGATATCTTGTACAGAATTAAAAAGCGACAGACAGGGAAATTTTATGTTAATGAAACCGCGAAGGAATTCTAGCGGTAAACGCATTGACGGCATTGTTGCAAACGTCATGGCACTTGGAAGAGCAGCTTTACAGATGTCAGTTAAAAAATCTGTTTATGAAGATAAGGGGGTAATGTTTATATAATGGGGTTTTTTGACTTATTTAAACGGAAAGCTACCGCATCTACCCCAATACAGGATTATAGCGGATGGGGAGCTCCATCTGTATCAGGTGCGGTCGCTACCGAAAATCGTATAATGGGATTAGCAGCACATTTTGCATGTGTCAGATTGATCTCATCCACAATTGCATCACTGCCGATCCACGTCTACGAAAGAACGGGAAACGGTAAAAAAATCAGAAATGATCACCCTGTTGCGAAATTGTTACGCGAAAATTCAAATAAAGAAATGACATCATTCTCCGTGATTGAGGCTATGCAAGCTCAGGTATTAAACCGCGGTGTAGCATTTGCTGAGTTAAACTTTGACAAAAATGGGGACGTATGCGAGATATGGCCTATTGCACCCGGTGTAGTTACGCCAAAAAGAACAGATAAACACGGCCCAATCGAATACCATTTTCAAAATGAAGGCATCGTACTTCCGGCAAAGAAAATATTACACGTTCCCGGTTTAGGTTTTGACGGTATTAACTCTTTTTCTCCCATACGGTTATTTAGGCAGACGTTTGGCTTAAGTTTAGCCGCAGAGGAGTTCGGCTCAAGGTTTTTCGGACAGGGTACAAATTTAGGCGCAGTTATAAAGTATCCAAATGCGCTAAAAGATGACGCAAGGGAGAGACTAAAAGTAAGCGTAAAAGAAGGTTATTCCGGTTTAGGTAAATCGCATAATGTAATGGTGCTTGAAGAAGGCGCCACTTTCGAAAAGCTCGGTATGCCATTAGAGGATGCGCAATTTATAGAAACACGAAAATTCAGCGCAACAGAGATAGCTCGTATACATGGAGTGCCACCCCATTTAATCGGTGACCTTGAGAAAGCAACATTTTCAAATATTGAAGAGCAGGGTATCGAAGCAGTTATATATTTATTCCGACCATGGGTTGAAAGATGGGAGAAAGTTTTAAACTCGAAATTATTTACAGGAGCTGACAAAGAACGGTTTTATATAAAGTTTGAACTCGGCGGGTTGTTACGCGGAGATACTAAATCGCGTTACGAAGCGTACTCCTTAGGTTTACAGCAAGGTTTTTTGAACGTAGATGAAGTTAGAGAAAAGGAAGACATGAATCCGCTCCCAGACGGTAAAGGTCAAGTGTACAGATTTCCACTTAACTTGGGAGAAGCCGAAAAACAAATTAAAGAATTAAAAAGGTATTTAGAGATATTAAATCATAAGGAGTATGAAAATGAATAATGAAAAACTAGAAAGGCGGTTTATTGACCTTATGGATTGCAATTTTCAAACAGTTAAACGTGACGAAAGCGACGGTGTTTATAAAATCAAAGGCACGCCGATAGTATACAATAGGGAGTGCGTATTATACGAAAGTGAACATTTCCGTTTAACTGAAGTAATAGAGCCGGGTGCGGCAAGAGATGCGCTGTTACGCGCAGAACAAGTACTCCTGTGGAACCATGAAAGCTCAAAGCCGATGGCGGCTAGAAAAAACAATACTCTGTCAGTACGCGAAGATATGAACGGCGTTTATATCGAAGCGGACATATCGGGCACTGTCTGGGGCCGTGACGGTTACGAGGCGATAAACTCAGGTCTTGTTGATAAAATGTCATTCGGTTTTTACGTAAATGAAGATGGATACACAGAGGAGCGGTTTGTCGAAAATGGTAAAAGATGTTGCAAGCGTTCAGTAAATAAAATTGACCGTATTATTGATTTTTCACCAGTTACATATCCAGCATATAAGGACACGGACGTAAAAGCGAGAGATATTGATAATTTACAGAAAGAGTTTGAGGCCGATGAAGCGCGTGTAAAGTTACGCGACGAGGCAAATAAAAAAATCAGCGAGATAACAGAGTTTGCTGACAAACATAATAAATAACCGCGTTGCGGTTACACTGCTCTCATGTCGTGAGACAGCATGGGCAGATTTTAACTAACGTCGAGATGACGTAAGGAGAAGGGTTATGGAAAAAATCCTTGAATTAAGAAAAAAGCTGCAAGCGTTGGTATTGCAGTTACGCGCAAGTCAGGGAGATGAAAGCCCTGATATGACAAAGATTGAAAACATTGGTGCGGAAATCCGCGCTCTTTGTAATCAAATCGAAACAGAAGAGGCAATCGCGCGTGCGAAGGGCGAGCTTGATCCGTTTACAAAGCACAGCGAAAATACCCAAATATCTGACGGCATAACCGAAGAAACAAGGGCCGCGATACTCTCTTACATGAGGACTGGAGATAAAACAGAGTTACGCGCAATGACAAGCGGCACGTCAGGTGGCGGCGATACGGGCGGATATATTATCCCTCAAGAGTGGGAAAACCAGATACTTGAAAGGGAAAAAGAGCTGTTCGTTATGCGAAATTTAGCCGATGTACAGATATCGTCACTTGACAGGAATATACCCGTCTCAGATGATTACGGCGAATCCGGCTGGATTGACGAAGGTGGGGCTTATCCTGAAAGTGACGCTAAATTTTCAGATAAAACTATTGAATCGTGGAAAGTCGGACGTATTTGCAAGGTATCGGAAGAGCTGCTACAAGATAACACCTATAACCTCGAGCAGTGGCTTATCAACGCATTTTCATATTCTAACGGGCTCGCGATGGAAAGCGCATATATTGCGGGTAACGGTATCAAAAAACCGCGTGGTTTCCTTATGGACGCTAATGGCGTTGCTGCGAAAGGCACAACTCTCGCCTATAACGATATACTCAATCTGTTTGCTGCGCTAAAAACAGGATATTTCAATAACGCCACGTGGATGATGAACTCGATGACGCTTGTCAGTATAATGCTGTTAAAAGATGCTTCCGGGCAATATATCTACAAGCCATTTAACGCTCCCGCGTCAAACTCGCCGATGGGTACCATACTTGGGAAACCTGTTGTTATATCGAGCTTCATGCCAGATATCGGGGCTGGTGCAAAGCCTATAGCGTTAGGCGACTTTAAACGCTATCGCATACATGACAGGCTTGGGTTTAAAATCCAACGACTTGACGAATTATTTGCTGCCAATGGGTTTATCGGTTTCCGCGGCAAGCAGAGAACCGATGGTAAGTTGCTTATAAGCGAAGCAATACAGACGCTTAACTTTGCAAGCGCTGGAGATGAGGGTTAATGATGTTAGGCGATCTTGTCACTTGGGAGAAAGTTAAGGCGATTTTAAGTCTTGACGACAACGAACAGGATAAAGTTGAATTTCTTATATCCGCATCTTCATCTCAGGCTGAAAAGATCGCCGACCGTATCCTTGCCGCGCGTGACGTCGACATAACACTTGACGCGCATGGCGGCAGGGAGTATTTGCTGCCAAGTTATCCGATAAATAACACAGTTATGGTAAGGGTATATGATAACGAGCTACAGCCAAACGAATATAGCGTGAAGTCGCAGGACGGCAGGCTTAGGTTTAAATACCTTACACCTAACGGATGGGACGCTATAAACTTTAAAGGCAATATTGGATATAATCCTATCCCTGAAGACTTACAACAAGCGGTAATAGAAACGATATCTGCCAACCTACGCAGATTTGCGACTTCAGGCGGTCTTGTTGGAGTTAAGGCGATGTCGGCTAACGGAGCGGTTACGACGCAGTATGAACTTGATTTACCAATGTCGGCCAGAAGCGTGTTTTTAAGTTATAGGGGGGTTAGGGTATGATACCAACAGAGTTTAGCCAACCTATAGGTTTATATAATTATTTCTCGAAAGATCTTGTAGAAGATATAGCGCACAGTACAGCTGCAAAAGTTAGTAACGAGTTATCATCTTATATTAAAAACAATAAATGGAATGATTATTTTAAAACAGGTACTGGAAAACTAATAGGTAGTAAAGACCGCAATACTGTTGATACATTTGGAGTATATAAATTAAAAACAAAGCCTATATATGTAACCGGCGCGGGAAGGGGTGTAAAAGGTCATCTAAACTATCTTAGCGGTTTATACAGTGGGCAAGCAAAGTCTAGCTCGGGAAAAACTTTCAGTTATGATAGACCAAGACCAGTTTTAGAAACTGCGTTTAGAGAGTTTGGTGTAGAAAAAAGATTGAGAGACACATTCCGGCATATATTGGATGAAAGAATAAAAGAGGCGGGCGTATAATATGAATGTTGATTTTAAAAATGCATTTAACGACTATAAAGATTACATTGCGGGTAACGTGCCAGAACTGGGCAGGGTTTTGACCCATTGGGAAGATCCGTTTACGGTATCTAAAAACCAGACGGTTATACTTCCGCATGGCGGCGGTGAAAATAACGGTAAGGTGAATTTATCAATTAGAATGATTGTTTCCACTGTTGATAAAACCAGCGACGCAATACCACAAAAGCAAATGGACATTATGAATAAAATATTTGCATCGATTTATAACAGCGATTTACCTAATGCATTTATCGAAGTGTCTGTCGATAATTTTGAGTTTTATGATCCGCTGCCGCAAAGCCCATTAGTCGGTGTTATTGACCTAGTAATAAATTTTATTATCGAGATAGTTGACGACTGTTTATAACAAAGGGGAAGTATATGAACGATTTAAACATTAGTAATTTAATAATTCAGCTTGTTACCTTTGTAGTTACCATGATACCGTTGTGTGTCATTATCTACAATCAGGGATGCAAAGACCAAAGACTTACAGTAGCGGAAAAAAATATAAATGAAATCGGTGGTAAAATAGACAGATACAGAGATCATTATACAGAGACACTAACAGAGCTTAAAGCACAGATTGATAACATAAGCCGTACATTGATACACGTAACCACTTCTATGGATTTCATACTTAAATCAATTGAGGAGTTAAAGAAAAAATGAGTAAAAGCACAGCATTAATAATCGGTGTAATCACCATATGTCTATTTGGCGTTATATCATTATTTAATAATGATTATCCAGCTGGGCAATATTTAACCGCAATTGTAACGCTAGTTACAGGTTATTTCGCAATACAGGTTGTGAATAACGGCGTAAAGGGTAAATATTGGAATCATGACATGTATCATCATGAACATGATGTAGTAACAGATAAAAACGGAGGTAGTGTATGAACCACCAAGAGTTTATAGTTAAATATTTAGGCAAGCCCGTTGATTTTGACGGGCGTTATGGAGCGCAATGCGTAGATTTGATACGCATGTATATAAAAGATGTCTATGGTATATCGTTACAACCTGAAGGTGTTGAAGGTGCTCAAGAGTTTTATACTAAACATGATGATCGGCCAAGACAAAAAGCTTTATTTAACCGTATCACTTATACAGGAAACTTACAGCCGCCTCAAGGCGCGTTGCTAGTATTTGGAGCAAATAAAGATAATGGTTATTACGGTCATATTGCAATCTGTCACAAAGCAGACCATAAGAGCATAACAGTATACGAACAAGACGGTATTGCGAACTCAAAAGCGCTAAAAGATGGTAGGCCTCAAAAAGGCATGTATGAAAATACATGGCGTTATGATAATTTGTTAGGCTGGTTAATACCTAAGGAGTAAAAATGAATGACATTGAAAAAAACTTTTTTAGTATTATTATTACCATTTTCTTTCTATGTGTATGCTCAGCCGTCGGCGGGTATATCTTTGGGAGAAACCATACACTCGGAACTCTTGGAGTTACAGATGCAGATCAACAACTTAAA